CACCTCTTCTATTCTCATCAACACTCCAAAGGTTAACACCAGCGGTAGTGGTGAGGTAGTAACCATTGGCTTAGAAGCAGAAGTCACCGGCGCTCCCTTTTCTATTCAAAAAATCGACATACATGCTATACTAGGGAGTCTTATCTAAATGTCTAATTACACTAAGACAACTAACTTTGCTACAAAGGATTCTCTCCCTTCAGGCAATGCTGCGAAGATTGTGAGAGGTACAGAGATCGACACTGAGTTTAACAACATACAAATAGCGAGTGCTACAAAGGCTGATTCAGCTAACGCTACGCTAACTGGAACAACTACCGCTGTAACCTTAGATGTATCAGGTACATTAACGGCTGGTACAATTACTGGAGGTTCTTACTAATGAGTACGATAGGTGGTGGAACAACAAATAATGAAGCAGCAGCTGGTTTTGACTTAAGCGGTTTGCTACGTACAGGCGGTGAGTATTACTTAGGTCAAGAAAACATTAAGGGCGCGCAACGCCTAGGCCGTGAAACTCAAGCAGGTGCACAAGCGTTGGCTGAAGAAGCACGAGCAGGTACAGAGTTTAGACCTTACACTGTTACAAGTGGTTTGGCTGGCGTAGCTACAGACCCTTCTGGTGGGTTTGCTATAAACTTATCTCCAGAGCAACAGGCTCTCCAAACGCAGCTACAACAGCAAGCAGGCGGTTTGTTTGGTCAGGTAGGCGCAGACCCTGCTGCAGCACAAGCGCAGCTATACGAGCAAATGAGGGCCGTACAGCGTCCTGAAGAAGAGCGTCAGCGTCTAGCGCTAGAAGAGCGTATGCTGTCACAGGGTCGTCTAGGCTTAGGCTCTGCTGCTTACGGTGGTTCTTCTCCTGAGCTACTGGCACAAGAGACTGCGCGTCAGGAAGCTATGGCGCGGGCTAACTTAGGCGCACGTCAGCAGGCACAAGCAGAGATGCTACAAGCGGGTCAGCTGGGTGGTATGCTACAAGCTGCTGGTTATCAACCACAGCAGCAAGCATTGTCTATGCTGTCGGCTAGTCAAGTACCTGCTGGTTTTGCTGATGTTGGTCGCAGGACGGGCACTGAACTAGCTACGCAAATGGGTCTGGGTGGTTTGGAAGCAAGACTACAAGCGGAAGATTTAGCTAACCGTCTACAGCTACAGCAAGGCGAAGCAATCTTAGGTTCTTTGTTTGGTCAGCAAGCTACAGCACAAGAACAAATACTTAACAAAATCCTTAACAAAGACTCTCCTTTACTGGAAGGCACTGAGGGGCTTTTTGATAGTATATTGGGCAGGCTTGGACTTAAGGAGAAAGGATAATGGCTAGAACAGATATTGCAAGATTACTTACGGGCATGCCTAGCGACCGTCCTGATCCTATGGGAATGGGAGGTAACGCAGCACAACAGCGGTTAGCTTTTGGCTCACAACGTGCCAAAAATTTACAGCGCGGAGTGCAGGGATTGGTAAGCGGAGACGATATGACTCCTTCTGAGCAACTACAGATGGCTATGGCGCAGTTAGACTTAAGCAAGCCAGAGGACTTACGTAAACTAGCAGCTATACAACAAGCTACTGGTGATTTGGCTGGTGCAGCTAAGACTGCTGCAGGTATACGTGAGTTAGAACTTGAGGGAAAAACAAGGACTGCTGTAGCAGATGAGTTAATTAAACTAGGAATGCCGGCGGAAGCTCAACAAGTTCTTGATAAAACACTAGCTCCCGCTGCTGGTCAGTCTTTAGTATTACAAGTAAAGGGAGAAAAACGTAGAGCAGAAAGCACTGCCGCTGCTAAAGCAGCAGAAAAAAAAGTTCAAGTTGAAACTAAAAGAAAAGCAACCGTTCAGTTATTAATGAATAGAGGTTTTTCGCAAGATAGTGAGGAAGTAAGAGGAGTGCTAGGAGGAGCGTTAGATAGTTTAAGTGAAAGTCAGCTGAATAGTACTGTAAATGCTCTTGCTCTTTACGCCAACCCTAAGATAACTTCTGATTCTTTAACTGCTTATAATACGCCCGAAGGAATAAAAATGGTAGGTAAGTGGACTATAGAAACTCCAGAAGGCATTAAACAAGTATTTGGATATCGTAATGCAGAAGGAACACCAGTTTCTATAGACCCTGAAACAAGTAAAAAAGTTAAAGATAAAGCTGTTGAAGGCATAAGCTCTAGCTCTGGTAGAGTATCAGACATAATGATTAAACTAGCTACTGCGGGTGAAGAGGCTGTAGATGACAAAGGCCAGCCCATTGCAGGTTTTATTACAGATGCTAACGATGCTTGGAGTAATCTTTCTGATGTAAAAAAACTAGAAGTAGCAACAGCTGTTGATGTTAGAGCAGAGTTTTACCGTAAGCGAAAAGGCATGAATCAGTTACAAGCCCAAAGAACAGCAATTAAAGAAATCTTTACAGATAACATATACAAAAAAGGAGTTACTTTTGATCGTACTTTTGCAGATACTCTTTTAAATTTAGAAGGTTATGAAACAGAGATAGCAAAAGAGTTTATTGATCCGTCAAGCACTGATAAATCAGGAACATTTAGTGGAAAAACAAACAGCGGAATAAATGTTCTCTTTACTGTTACACCACAGGACTAACCAAATGATTGAAGCACAAGCTAATGGAATGAAGTTTACTTTCCCAGCCGATACTCCTCAAGAAGTTATGTCGGAGATGATTGACTCTTACTTTGGTAAAGAAACTCCTGAAACATCAGAGCAAAGAGCTGCTAGAGGTATCTCTGATTATTCTTCCCCGTTGTCAGAAGAGCGTCTTCAACGAGAAAGAGAGCTTGTCAGTCCTGAAGGTAAACCTTGGTATGCCCAGCCTTCCGCACAGGTTCAATCAGCTAAAGCGGTAGGTGACTTCTTTAGATACTTAGGTATTGGTGAAGGCGCTGAAACTAAAAGTGTAGAAGGCGTAGGTAAAATCACTAGACTAGATGAGCTAGGATATCAACGAGACTTAGGTCTTAACGTAGCACGTAAAGCAGCTATGTATCTTGAGGCTGCCTTTCCTTCTACAAAAATAGGAAAGGATGAGTACGGTCTTACTACTTTTGAATCTCCAGAAGAGCGTTATGGTAAGGAAGTATTGCAGCTACCTTTCCAAGAAAGACTTAAGTTCATGCAGGAAGACAGAGTTAACACAGCAAGAGAACAAAATGAGATGACCGCTGCTGTGCTTGATGTGGCAGGCGAAGACGAAGAGATGGCTTTAGCTGGTAGAGGAATAACAGGTGTTCTTGATCCTGCACTCGTTCCTGCTGTTGCTATAAGTATGGCAGGTATAGTGCCTACTTTACTGGCCGGTGGAGGTTACGCACTTAGTGATGAAGGTACTAATCAGCTTTTAAAGAATGAGGCAGACATAGACAAGCTAGTTCAAAGCGCTGTGATAGGCACTGCTTTTGCCGCAGGTACTGCCCCTGTTAGGACGGCTGGCCTTCTCTACAAGGGAGGTGTTCAAGCCCCTGCAAAAGCAACTGAAGCAGCGGGCAAGAGGTTAGTTAATGTAGTTCAAAACACAAGAGCTGTCAAAGGCAGTACTTCCACTGCTAATAGTATTGTAAATAAACTAGAAGAAAAAACAGCTTATCATTTGATGACTACTAAGTTAGCGAACGGTAAACCTGTAACTAACAAACAAGCTTCGTTACTCGCTCAAAAAGATTTAAACCTGACTCCTCAAAAAATGGTAGATGTGTTTAAGCATGCGTCTAAAAAACCTGCTTACGTTACTAGAGAAAACGCAGCTAAAATTATGGCTGCTAAAGAATCTCCAGTTGCAGCCACAAGTGCTATAGGCAGAACTTGGGATAAGATAGGCGCACCTATGGTTACTGCGGTAAGGAACATTGACGAAGGTATAGGTGCTTCTTTAAGAAAGATGGACATGACGCACCATATTAATTTAGCGAATAGCATGAAACAAGCTACTCCTTATTTAAAGCAGATGATGGCTGCTTCTAAATCCAAAGACCCTTTGTTAAAGGCTCAGTACACTAAATTAGAGAATGCTTTAAACGATAGTAAGTTTACTCTTGCTGATTCAATAATGAAACAGCACTTCCCTGATCTTATAGAACCATTCAAAGAAAGCCGTAAAGTATTAAATACTTTGTACGCTAGAGCAAAAGACGCAGGTATTAAAATAAGCTACCTTAAAAACCACAACCCTCGCGTAGTTAAAGACTTAGAAGGTCTACGTGCTGCGGCGGGGATTAAACAAGCTAACGCTATTGATGATGCTCTGAAAGCAGAAGCTACAAAGAAAGGACTTGGTAGCTGGACTGAACTTGATGAGGTCACAGCGTCTGAAGTAATTAGCAATGTCATACGCTTTGGAGGCAAACGTCCGCCTAAAGCTTTAGAAGCAGGAAGAAAGTATAACACCATCCCAGATCACTTGCGTCCTTTTTACCACGACACTTCAACTGCTTTACAGCTATATATTAACAGGGCTGAAAGAGAGATAGCGAGACATGAGTTCTTTGGTGCTAAAGGTGTTAAAGACATGGACGGCAACATAAACCTAGATGGTTCAATAGCCAAAGTTCTTGCAGACACTATGAAGAAAAAAGAGTTGACAGCTAGACAGTTAGATGATTTAACTTTATTGTTAAGAGCAAGGTTTAATGCTGACAACAATGCGATGGGTAAAGTCTTTGCTACAGTCAGGGACTTACAGTACGCCGCCTTGTTAGGTCAGTTTGACGCAGCGTTGATTCAGTTGGGCGATGTAGGTTCTTCACTCTACATGAACGGAATAGCTAACACAGCTAAGGCTCTTACCAGCAAAGGAACAAAAGGTTTAACTGTTGATGACTTTGGTTTAGTCAATAAAGTTTCTGCTGAGATGTCTAACTTAGATGGCGTGGCTAGGATACTTGATGGTGCTTTGACTTTCTCAGGTTTTAAGGCTATTGATAAGTTTGGTAAGTCTACTTTCTTAAAAGCTGCTTGGCTAAAGAACACTAAGTTAGCGCAGTCAAATCCTCAAGCTATTGTCGATAAGTATAAGAATGTGTTTGAAGGTGAGATAGCAGATCTGATTTCTGACCTACAAGCCAAAAGAGTAACAGACAATACTAAACTTTTACTGTGGAATGAGCTGGCAGACGTACAACCTATCGCTTTGTCTGAGATGCCTGCCGCTTATTTAAACATGAAGAACGGTAGAATACTTTACTCTTTAAAATCTTTCGGTTTAAAACAGTTGGATTTAGTACGTAGAAACATTGTGATGAAAGCTCAAAGAGGGCAGGTGGCAGAAGCCTTTGAAGAAGCGTTAAAGTATGGCGCTATCATGGGCATCTCAGGCGGTAGCGTAGAGAACGCAAGAAGTTTTATACGCGGAGGCCCCGAGGCTACTGTCTCTATGGATGATGCTTCTTTTGAGGCCCTGTCTAAAATCTTCTTTATGAGTAAGTACACAAAAGAAAAGTTCTTGCAGGAAGGTAAGTATGGTTCTTACGCTATGAACTTGATTCAACCTGCTGCTCCTAGTGTTTTAGATACAATAGGTAAATCGTTTGACTCTGTTGTGTTTGATCAAGAGGTTGACTTTGATTCCTTCAACAGAACAATGAGAAACATCCCTGTTGCTGGGTCTGCTTATTACTACGGAGTAGGCGGTGGAGCTGAAAAATTAATTGAACGAGTAGAAGCTGAAGAATAAAAAAGGGGCCATTGCGGCCCCTAAGTTTTACTACACTATCTCACATGCACCACCTACACATGCTAACTCTTGACTTCCTGTCGTGTTATCCTCTTCCTCGTACTTCTCTAGGTCATTCCAATCCACCCCCTGCGGCATAGACGCTACTAACTCATCATACTTCTCAGCGTCAATGTCCTCATACGGAGCTTGTTGATATACATGATCACTATATGGCAACAAACTAATCCCACTACACAGATCAAAGTTCTCCCATATCCACTGTGCTACTTGCAAGAACTCGTCATCCGTGTAGTACACAGTGATACTTGGCTTATGTTCGCACCAGTGATTCTGGTAAGCCTTCCAAAGCTCTAGCTGCTGCATAGCCCCTACCTGCTTGACGGTCACAGAGGACTCTGGAGCCTTGATAGGGAAGCTAAAGACTGAGGACGTAGGAGACATCACATCCTGCTCTACAGGGAATCCTGACTGTGCCATGAAGACTGCAAGCGGGTCTTTGTGGTCGCTGCGTACTCTGCGAATGTAATGCTTAGAGAAGCGAGGATGGATACCAGAAGCAGAATCAACAAGTTGAGATACAGTACCGCTAGGCTTAACACACGTAATAGCCGCAGACTGGTTAATGCCAAGCTTCTCAGCCCACTTCTTATTTGTATCCACAGCAACATCTCGTACTTCCTCCAGCCACTTAGACAAGTCCTTAGACTCTCCCTTGCTCAACAGGTAGTGATCCATGATGCCTGTCATGCTGACACCCAGCAGCGCTTCCTCTTCAGTGTTCTTCTTCCAGCAGTTACGCAGGTAGCGGAAGTCCGTCAGTGTAGCCTGTAGTGTACCAATGATAGCAGCCATCTCTGCCTTCTTCTTGAGACTAGCCAGTGTGTCATCAGGACGTACTACAATCTCTGACAGGTTACAGAACTGGTTGCTACGCAGGATGATTTCAGAGCATGGGTTAGTACCAAAGTCCTGGTCAGGATCACGCCTACCGTTACGTGCTGCAATCTTCTGAGCTGCTATACGGCTAAAGATTCCACGCTCTCCCGCCTTACTCTCGTACATGTTCTGCATCTCGCCTAAGAAGGATTCAAAGTCTGGCTTCTCAGTGTACGCTACGCTGTTGTTAGCAAGCCTACGGTGGCCCTCATGCCTCCACCAGTCTCCTGACTTAGCCTTCGCCATACGTGGATCAGACAGGTTAGAGAGACTGATTAGAGCTGATCTACGCACACCACCTACCACTACAATGTCCGCTATCTTACACACTACATCATGACACTCAATGCTTGTCAGCTTACGTCCTGCTGCCTTCTGGAATATCTCTACACAGAAGTTGAACAGGTCTAGCAGTGGTTCGTGTCCGCTTGCACGTCCGCCAAAGGTCTTCAGTCTAGCCCCTGCTGGTCGTACCCTGCTCATGTCCCACGTAGGTATCTTACCAGCATACAGCATAGCTATCAGCTCACGGAAGGCAGAGGCCCAGCCTATCTTGCTGTCACTAACAACAATAACACTGTCAGTCTTGTGGAAGGTCTCTGCAACCTCTGGCAGCTTGGTGATGAAGTTACGCTCTACGCTGAAGCCTACGCCTGTGCCGCACATCAATACGTACATCAGCTCATCAAAGCTACGTGGTGAGTCAATGGCTAAGTAACTACAATTAAATCCTGCTACGTTGTCCTTGGCCAGAGCATCTCCTGCTGTCATCATACAGCGCATGCTAGGCATGACTTCCATGTTATGTATTGCATCAAACATCTTACTGCTGGTCTTCTGGTCTAGCTGACCTCTGTCAACCCAGAAGGCTACATAGCGGTTCACTGTCTCTGCCCATGTCTCTCTACGCTTCTGCTCAGGTAGCCACCGTGCGTAGCGGCTCTTGTGTATAAACTGTTGGTACTGATCCATTATTCTTCCTCATCTAGTGGTATGTGATAGGAGCATGCTTTTAAAAAGTAATTAAACTGCTCTCTCATGTCATGTATTGTTTGCCCGTCACTATATAGCGTATAGACTATCTTGACTGCTGGAGATATTCTCTCTGCTTCTCCGAACTCTGGGTAGTGTATAAACTCAAACACTGGCTTCCTGTCCATCAGCTATTCTCCTCTGTTACCATTGCTGTTAGCTTTCGTAAGTACCAACCAGCTTTCTGTAAGTCTTCTACCTGCTTGCCTTTGTAGTCATAGCGCCACAAATACTTCATGCAGTTGCCCTTGAGGTAGCCTTTGAATGCATGACTGGACATGGATTCCTCTATTGCATCAATACACTCTATGTTGCCTGAGTTGTAGTGCTTAGGCGCACCTACCATGTCTTCTTCTTCTTCCTCGTCTTGCCTAGCAATTATGTCCTCCAAAGACTCGTCTTCCCAGAGGTCTGCATCTTCATCGTGTGCTGCCTTCATCCATGCCTCTAGTCCTGTCTTCTCTATTGCTGGGTGTTGCTTACGTACTCTATCCCAGTCTGCTGGTGTTGCGTCATTGAGTCTCATGTCTAAAATCCTCTTGTAACTGTTCTAATTTATCGTTGGCCTTGTCGCTAAAGGCATCTACTAACTCTTCTGAGCTTAT